TGTAGAGGGTGTCGCGAAAGGTCGTGGTCGACGCCGTCGGTGTTGAGCGGCTGGTAATGACTGGATCCTGCACCGCCGAGTCGTCTTGAGATTTGGCCATGGTTGCTCCGCCTATGAAAAAGCCCGCGCGCGGCGGGCAGAGTTAAAAGTTGTCGTTAGTGCGAGTGATGGTTGCTGTTGCCGGCGGTGTCGAGAATGGCCCCGTCGCTAGTGATGTTCTGCGTCGCGTGCAACGGGCCATCGATGTTCACCGGCCCCTTGATGTTCACGCTCGCCTCCAGATTGATCGTGCTGGACGTCACCGTCACGGCGCTGTCCGTCACCTCGGCCTGGGTGGCCCCGACCTTGATCGTGACCGTGCCGCTGGGCAGGCTGATGCTGTAACTCTTGGCCTGCCAGTCGTAGACCAGCGAACCGCCATCGTCAAAACGCCAGACCTCAACGTGGTCGCGATTGTCCGGGGGCGGACCACCGTTGCCATACAGCCCGGGAATGAACGTGCCTTGCGCCACGTCACCGCTGGCACTGATCAAGGTGCCCTGCTCGTTCAGGCTGGGTGCCCGCCAATGCCGTGCCTTGCCGGCAGCGACGCTGTGCCAGCGCACCCAGCCGCTGACCCATTCCCCGTCGGAGACCCGGCACACCGGTGGCGATGCGGCGAGGTCCACCGCCACCACGTAACAGTCCTTGACCACGCCGGCGAGCATGCGGTCGTGCTGTGCGCTGGCATAACTCATTGCACCTCCTCAGGCCGCACCTCGCCGTCACCTGGTTCAATGTTCAGGACCAGGGTGCCCGGCGGCTGATCCGACCATGGCCATTGCGCTTCGCCCAGGTAGATCTGCTGCGTCCACTCCACCACCCAGACCGTGTAGCCATCCAGTTCGGGTTTGGTCCAGTCCTGCATGGCCTGGACAAATTCGGACGGTTCCACCGCCACGCCCCAGCTCTGCATCCGCAGCAACACCGCAAGCTGCCCCGCGAGGAACACCGCCTGCTGGTGATGATCCGATTGGATCGGGTCGGTGATCACCCGCGCTTCGAACTTGCAAGCCAGTGCCGTCTCGCCGGTTGCCGTATCGATCCCTGACTCCATTTCGGCCAGCTCGACGAACACTGCCGGCAACGCAACGCGGTCTTCGATGTTCGGCCACACAGCGACCGTCTGCACGCCCGGTAAGTGCACCCGGATGTGTTGTTCGATGGCCTGGTACAGTTGCTCAAGGCTGAATGGTTCGTCCGATTCATCCGTCACGTCATTTCCCCTTCAGGTACTTTTGCAGTTCAAAGTTGAGCTCCTGCTGCAGGACGTGCAGCAGCTTCGCATCGGCCTTGCGCACCCAGCTTTCAAAATGCGGCCGGGCCTGCTCCAGCGAGACCTTGGCCTTGGCCAGCGGAAAGCGGCTGTCGTGCTCGGCAATCCAGCCCGAACTCGCCCCGCCTCGTGCACTGACGTTGCTGTCTGGGTAGTCGTCGGCATTGAAATGCTTGCTGGCCGTGCGGATCCAGATGTCCGCGCGGTTGCCGTAGACCTTCTTGAAAAAGGCCCCTTGATAACGGCGCCCCGCCACCGATACACCGGACTGGCCCTGTCGAGGATTGCCGATCCGGCTCGCCTCGATGGCATTGAGACCAAACCACAGTTTGCCGCTGTTCGCTCCACCGCTGACCGGGTAAGCTCGCAGACGCTGCCGCACAGCAGCGACCGCAATGCGCTCCTGTCGGCCAACGGCGCGGGCAATTTGCGTGGCGAGCCATCGCAGAGTTTTGTTGATGGCTCGCCGCTGTGCAGCAGCAGCGGCCTTGGGCACCAAGGCGGCGAAATCCTGAAAGGCTTTCAGGTCTGCCGCCGAGGTTTGCAGGGAGATCATTCCGCCGCCGGCCGAGGGTTTGAAGTAGCTCTCAACGCTCATGCTTTGGCCCTCAAAAGCAACGCCACCCAACCGGTGCCGTCTGGTTCCAGTTTCATCAGGTCATAGTCACCACCGCCATCCTGTACCGGCAAATCGATGACCACTAACTGCCCCGGCTCAATGCCCACGGCATCACTGACGCGGATCTCGAACTGCGGCTCCCGCAGGGCGGTGTTGATCCGCCCCATGCGTGGCTGCAGCCAGGGCGCCGAAAAGAAGCCGGCAATCTCGCGACCGTCGACCAACCCAATGTCGCCCAGGCCATCCAGCACCAGGGCGTCCATGTCGTCGCTCAACTCCCGAAAGCGCACAGTTACGCACCGTCGTCAGAGCTGTCGTCGGTATCACCGGTGACGGCCTGAGTTTGACGCAGCAGCTGTTGCGCGAGCGGATCCTTGATCGAGGCGATGCGCCCCTCGGCGAGCAGCGCGTCTGCCACCTCCTTGCTCGGCGGGTTGTACGGCTCGCCTTTCATGACCACCGTGCGCCCATCCTGCACGCAACCGTCGATTACGAGGAATTCGTCTTTTTTGGCCATGTCACACCACCTTGGCGTAGATGAAGGCATCCGGCTCCAGCAAGCCGGCCAACGCGGCGCTCTGCAGCTTCAACCAGCGGGCGCTCGGCTCTTGGGTCACCCAGCTTTTCGGGAAACGTGCGGCTTCGACAAGACCGCTCTCCACCGCCTCCAGATCCTGGATGGCGCCGTAGAGCATGGCGTTGCGCGTCGAGGTGGAACCGAGGATCAGGCCGCCCGCTGGAATCATCGGCTGCTCGTCATCGTCATCGTCCAGGTACCACTCGTCATAGCCGTACAGGTCGACGCCCGGATCGTTCAGGTAGCCTAGATAGGTCACGCCGTCCGGGAGTTCTTCGGGCTTGATCAGACCCATGTCGACCCGGCGGGTGTTGAGCTGTTTCATCACCATCGCGCTGGACTGGAACGCGTCCAGCGCTTCACCACTCATGGCCACCGTATTGGCCGTGCGCCCGGAGTCCTTGGCGATCTTGCGTTTCCAGCCACGCAGATTGGCAATCGGATCGCTGTCGGCAGTGCCCCATTGACCGCTGCCCAGGCTGATCTTGTGGTCGCTGGCCATCAGAAAGTCGATGGTGTCGTCCACGCCTTCGCCCACCACCCGCACCTTGCCGGTGGTCAGCGCTTGGGCGCACATCCACTCCTCGCGCCGGGTGATCTCATCGTCGAGATCACGCAGATCCTTGCCCAGCAGTTGCCCCGCGCGTTCCAGCGGAGTGCGCGAGGAAAACGGGTTGTCGCCGGCCGCACGCTTGAGCACCAGTTCGGCAGTGGTCTCGCGCTTGGGCTGGATATACGGCGGCGTGTAGTTGTCGGTGTGGTAGCCGTCACGCAGCGACACGCTGCCTGGCAGGCGCGGGTGAACAAACGGCGCCATCTTGCGTTTGCCCTTGATGATGTCGATGTCCACGGTTTTGGTGGGAAACGTCACCGGACTACCGCCGTTGAAGAAAGTGTTCAGCAGAAAGCGGCGCGCAGTCGGCATCTGCTCGACCGCTTCCAGCATGGTGCGGGTTTCAAAAATATCCATCGGAGGCTCCGGTTTAGCGTATGAACAGGCACAGGTCACGCAGCGCGGCTTTCGCCTGCGCCAGAGTGAGGCCCGCACCGAGAGTGAGTTGGCTGCCCAGCACTTCGCCGGTCAGACGGATCGGCGCCACCTGGGCGCCTTGGCTGGTGTCGGTGGTTTGGTCAAGGATCGCCCTCGGCGCCTCGGAGCCATCCGTAGCAGCGGACGCGCACAGCACGTATTCGCCACTGGTTTTCACCTGGCCCAAGACAGCGCCTCGCTTGAGACTCTGACCCGCAGCGATCACGGCGGTGTCGATCATCACGGGAAAGGAACCTGCCGACAGCTGATCCGGCACGTAGGTTTGGCGTTCGGGGTTGCTCATGAGGTTCTCCAATCAGCGGCGCGAAGCGCCTGCGACGATGGCGCCGACCACGGCCTTGCGTTCGCCTTGGTCATCATTGCCAGGTGGGGTAGAAGTCGAAACACCGGTGCCATCGGCCTTGATCGCACTCAGGGAAATGCCGCGATCCTGGGCCGCCTTGAACAGTTGCAGGGCGGTGGCTTCGACCGAAGTGCCGGCCTCGATGGCGGCGGAGATTTCAGCTTCGAAGCCCTTGCTCGCCAAGGCATGAATACCGGCGATGCGCTCACGCTCGGCGCTCGCGCCCTCCTCGCGGCTCTGGGTGCGGATGCTCTCCAGATCCGGCTGGCTGGCCTGAGCAATCTGAATGGTTTGCGGATCCGTGCCGGCGGCCAGCGCCTCACGCAACTCCGCCGTGCTGCTGACGGTGGTCATGTTGAATTTCCTCGGTTGGGTTGCGGCCGGTTTGGCCAGTTCAGTAATCAGTGTTTCAAGGGAGCCCAGGCGGTGGGCCAGGCCGGATTCGACGGCGGCGGCACCGACACGCAGTCCGCCGAAGTCGCCCATCTCGGGCACAAGCTCGGCATCCACACCGAGGTTGCGGGCGACCTTGGCCACGAACACATCGCCCATGGCATCGACCGTTTCTCCGACCTTGGCCCGGCCCTCTTCAGTGCCCAGATCCACGCGTTTGTTCGGCGCGTTGCGGCTGACGATCTGGTAGCGCTTGCGACCGCTGGCCGCCTCGCCTTCCACGACCGCCTCGACCACGACGCCGATGCTCCCCGCCAGCGCGGTTTCGTCGATGACGATCTCGCTGGCCGCCGAAGCGATCCAGTAGGCCGCGCTGGCTCCGGTGCCGCCGATGTAGGCGACGATGCGCTTGCGGGATCGGGCAGCATGGATCTGATCGGCCAGCTCGTTGATCCCGGCGGCCACGCCGCCGGGGCTGTCGATGTTCAGGATGATCGCGTTAACCTTGGGGTCATCCAGTGCGGTCTGCAGGTCGGTGGCCAGTACCTGAGTGCTGGTCGCGCCGCTGATCTCGGTGAGGAGATTGGCGTATCGAAACACCGGACCGACCACCGGGATAATCGCCACTCCGTTGCGGGTGCTGACGGTGCGACTGTTATCCAATCGCACGCCTGTCCGGCTCTCCAGCGCCGCCGGATCGCCCATTCGATCTGCAATGGTCAGCAGGTTGTCCAGGGCACCAGGCAGCATTAGCCAGGGTTGCGAGGCAGCCAGCTCAAATGCGCGGGGCATGGTTATTCCTCGTTGGGGTTATTGGGCTGCGGCATTTCCTGCTCGCGCCCCTTGGGCAAAACGTGCAGGCCGTCAGAACGGCGCTGCTCCACCTCGCGCACGCGCTGGCGATACACCTGCTGCCAGGGCTCGCCGGTCATGGCGGCGGTTTCCAGCGTTTCGTTGCTGACGCCGATCTCGATGCGCTTGCCGGCGGCGTTGGCTTCCTTCAGCTCATCGATGGCGCCGCGTGCCGGACCGATCCAGATCGCCTGGCAGTAAGCCTTGCGCTTGGCCGGATCGGCGTAGCCGGGCAACTTGATCAGCCCTCGGGCTACTGCCTCGTCGATCAGCAGCTCGCGGCTGGGCTGGCAGAAGTCGCAGATCAGCCACCAGCGACGCAGGCTGTAGAAGCGCCACGCTTGCAACATCGCAGCACGAGCCGCGCTGTAGCTGCTGCTGTAGTGCAGCAGCAGCTCCTCCATCGGTTGCTCCAGCGCCGCGCCAATCTCTTTCACCACCGCCGTGAAGAACGGGTCGAACTGCGCATTGGGGCGCGCCGGGTTGGCGATCACCGGTTCCTCGCCCTGTCCCAAGTCGACAATCGCGCCCTCGCCCAACGCCAGCTCGCCGTCGGCAGTGTTATCGCCGCCGGCACCATTGCCTTCGTTAGCCAGCGCCGACAGCGGCAGGTTCGAAACCTGAAAGTCGTTGTTCTTCTTGATGAACACGGTGAACATCGCCGAGATCACCGCCGCCATCAGCTCGGCGCTGCTGTACCGCTCCAGCTTTTGCAACGGCTCCAGCACCGGCGCCAAATACGGCGCACCGCGCTTCTGGCCCGGCCGCTCCTTGTCGGCCATGACATGCATGACTCGGCGTCGGCCGGTGGCCTCACCAAAGGCCGGCAGCCGCTCCCAGCTAAGCGCCTGCCCCGCCGTGTACTCGTTCGGGTAGCCGTTGCAGACGTGGTACGCCAGCGGCGCCCCGAGCCGGTCGAACTCGACACCGTCCACCAGGTTCGCGCTGTCCAATTGCCCGGCGGGGTTGCATACCCGATCCGACTCGATCAATTGCAGGCGCGTGCTGAACACACAGCCCGGACGCTCATCGTCGGGGCTGGCAATCAGCACGTCGCCGCAAACCATCGACGAGATCATCACCAGCGCCTGCAGCTGGTAGTGGTTGAGCGTCGCCTCGGCGTCGCATTCGCGCGGATCGTCGGCATACAGCGACCACAACCGGTCAAGCTGAGTGTTGAGTTCTTCCGCTTGCTCTTCGCTCAACCCCAACGCGGCGTGATCGATCTGCGACCGGCAGACCAGCCCAGTACCCACCACGTTGGTGCGCAGGCGGGTGATAGCCGCCCGGGCGATCAGGTGGTTGCGCATGGCGTCCCGCGAACGGGCGACCAACATGCGGCGTTCGCTCTGATCGAGGTCGCGTCGCGGACTGCCCAGGCCGGGAATCCAGCTGGCCATGCTGCGCAGCACGCGCGAGGCACCCCGCCAGCGGGTCTCGGTGCCGCCCCCGCCGCCTTGGGCAACGATGGGCCGTGCGCCGGACGCCGATTGGGCGAGCTTGATAGCCTCGCGCATCAGCAGCTCGGCCGGATCCTTTCGAAAGAAGCCCATAGTCAGATCGCCATGTAAGAGATGCGGTTACGACCTCGGCCCTGTTGCTGGGCCTGTTCCAGGGCGACCTCCTTCGCGTACTGCTGCTCCAGCAAACGCAGGCTGTTCAACTCGGCGCGGTACAGCTCGCGATCCGCACGACGCAGGCGCTGCCCTTTTTTCAGGACGTCAGAAATAGCCGCCCGAACTTCCGCTAGGCGCTGTTGTGCGTCTGTCATGATTTATTTCCTTAGTAGCCCGCACGACTGCGGGTGCCCCGCCCGCGAGCGACTGCTCGGCGCGGTACCGGTGCCACTGGTTGTTCGGTGTTGAATAGGGTTGGCTGCAGCAGCTGCTGCTCCAACTGATCCCACTCGTGGTCGCGCAGCAGGTGAGTTTTCAGACTGCGTGCCGCATGCAAGGCATACACCTCACAGTCCAGCGCCTCGTTGCGGCGACCGGCCTTTTTCTGCCAGACCATCTTGCTGGGGTTGCGCGGATGCGGCG